CGGCGCGGCAGGGTCATAGCGTCAGCCATGGCGGTCCGCCTTTATCTGCTTGATCATTTTTTTGACCAGAGCGAGAAGCTGATCCTCGCGGCCATCGGCGAGCACTGTCAGGGCCATGAACAGGCAACTGCCCATCAGCCTTTCGCAGTCGGGCGCGCTCATCTCGACAGCCTTGCAGCGCATGATGGTGTCGTCGATCCATTGCGCCAGGCGCTTGTGGGCATTGGCTGCGATGTCGTGCCTGATCTGCTTTGCGGGTCTCATGGCGTGCGCTCCGCCTTTATCTGCTTGAGGAGGCTACTGCCCAGCTGCTCCAGTTGTGCCAATTGTTGCTCGCGCAGGTCGGTCAGGGTGCGCACGATTTCGGCCATGATGTCGATGCGGTTGTTGGCAACTTTCTGTTTCAGCTTGCCGGCCGCAATCCAGGCTGGGTAGAGGTCGCGGCGTAGTTTCAGTTCGCGCTGTGCCTCGGCAATCTGTACGGAGAGGGGTATTTCGGCGGACATCGGCGGCCTCCTGGTGGGTGGCGGGGAGCCGATTGTGCTCAGATTAGATGAGGGGGTCAACCCCGGCGCGGGGCTGTGGAGAGAGCCAGGGGTTCGTCGCCGGGGTTGTGAGAAGTGCAATCCTGTGAAGGGTCCATGCCTTGGGAGTGGCCACCTCCATTTCTGGCTTCATTTTGCCGCCGGTGCGGAAGCCTGATCCCCTTTAGTCGCGCTGGCAAGCCGTCCCGTTCGATGGTAAAGGGGGCCATGGTCATGACCAAAGAGCGCATGCTGGAAGATGCGCGGCAGCTGCGCCGCGCCGCCAAGCTTCTGGCCGACATCGATCCCTCGACAATTGCGGCGCTGATGCGGGTCTCCGATAATTTGCAGAATGAGGCGTGCGGGTTCGAGGGGCGCCCGGCGCCCTACGATGCCGCAGTGCCAACCGATGTGGGGGATTGAACGTGGCAATCGCATCCATCACCCAGTTGACCGACGACCTCGATGACCGTGCGTTGTTTGATGCGGCGATTGCTCCCGATCCAGCTCCCGAACCCGAACCATCACAGGATGTCTCATCCACCCCGGCCGATCCAGCCTCCCCCCCTGGCCCGCGGCGCGATGAGCTAGGGCGCTTCGCCTCGACAGCGGTCACACCCCCGGAGACCATCGAGGCGGCGCCCGACCCTGCACTTGCGGAAGGCGCCGGGGCCCCACCGGCAGAAGGCGACCTGGTGCCGTCCTGGCGGCTGCGCGAGGAGCGCGAGGCGCGCGAGGCCTACGCCTCGCGGCTGGCCGAGCGCGATCGCCAGCTCACCGATGCGCTTAACTACCTGCGCCAGATGCAGGCGCAGGCCGCCCCGCCGCCGCAGCCGGTCGATCCGATCGGCGACCTGCCCGGCTTCCACCAGTCGCTGGCCGGGCAGCTCGAGCAGCTGCGCAACGAGCTCAGCGGCCAGATCCGCACCCAGCAGCTCGAGAGCAACCTGCAGCTCACCCGCCTGCAGGCCGGCCCGGAACTGTTTGACAACGCCTACCGCGCCTTCGTCGAGACCGCGAGTGGTGACCAAGGTTTTGCCCGTGCGATCGTGGCCAGTCCCAACCCCGGCGCTGCCCTGGTCAACTGGTACCGGCAGGCATTGACCCTCAACCAGATCGGGCCGGACCCGGAGAGCTGGTTTGCCGAGCGCAAGCAAGCTTTGCTGCAGGATCCGGAATTCCTGCAACAGGCGGTCGAGGCCGCCCGCAATTATCAACCGGGAGCGGCGCGCGCATCAGGACAGATGAGACCGGGCGGAGCGGCGGCTGGCAACAACGTGACGGTGCTGCCGCCATCTTTGATGAGGATGCGCGGCTCGAGCACCTCGGAGGCGACCGCGGCCAATCCCGGCGGTGATGACCCGCTCTCCGACAACAGTCTGTTTGCATTCGCCACCAAACAGCGGTAGTCCTTTGAATACGCCCCGCTGAGCGACATCAGCGAAACTAGAGCGCCTGCTCCCGAGCGACATCGGTGAGCCTCGCCCGCCGGCCGCGACAGGCCGTGCAGCCACCCCGATCAGCAATTTGCGACCGGCCCGCTATCGACGCGCGCTGCTCGCCGGCAACAGGAGTGGAGGGCCATGGCTCTCTCGACAGTCCAACAGCAGAATAAGCTTGTTCAATATACCCAGCAGATCAACCGGGAATATGTGCGTGAAAATTTGTTCTCGCCGTACATGGGCGAGGCCATCAACGCGATCATCCGCCTCCGGATGGAAACAAAAAGGGGCGGCGAGCAGATGAACATCCCGCTGGTCGGGCGCCTGATTGGCCAGGGCAAGTCGACCGGCACCCTGGTCGGCTCCGAGGAGGCGATCGACGACTACGGCTATCGCCTCTATGTCGACTACGCCAGAAACGCCGTCAAAACGAACAAATACCAGATCCAGATCGACAGCGCCGACGTGTTTGGTGAGGCCAAGCCGCTGCTCAGTGACTGGGGCAAGGAGCTGCAGCGCGACGAGATCATCGAAGCGTTTCAGGCGCTGCCGGCGGAGGCGGCACCGGCCGGGCTCGCAACCGAGGTCGGCCAGCGGGTCAACGGCATCCTCTATCAGGACGCCACCGCGGGCCAGCTCAATACCTGGAACACCGACAACCAGGACCGCGTCCTGTATGGCAACACCACGGCCAACTTCAACACCGTGCACGCCACCGCGCTCGCCACCATCAACAACACGAACAGTGCCATACCGGTCCCCACCGATGGCGTGATGACCGGCCAGTCGGTGCAGTTGCTCAAGTATATCGCCCGGCACTGCTTCCCGCGTATCCGGCCGTTCAAGATCGAGGACGGCAGGGAGTATTTCGTGTTGTTTGCTGGAGGGCTGCCGTTCCGCAACCTCAAGCGCGACCTGCAGCTCGTCAACAAGGACGCCAGGCCGCGTGAAGGCCGCGCGATGAACGACAATCCCATCTTTCAGGATGGCGACCTGGTGTACGACGGCGTGATCATCAGAGAGATCCCGGAGATCGATGAATTCGTCGCGCAGACCTGGACCTCGCTGCTCACCGCCGGCGCCGCCGGTGTCCGCGTCAATCCGGTTTATCTGTGCGGACAGTCGGCCGCGACCATTGCCTGGGGTCAGATGGCCAAGCCGACGTTCCTGAAAGAAGACGATTATCAGTTCTTCACCGGCACCGGCATCGAGATGTGTTACGGCGTCGGCAAGGTGTTCAAGAAAGTGCCCAAGACTGGCACGGCGCTCAAGCAGTGGGGCGTGGTGACCGGCTTCTTTGGCAATACCTCAACCTAATAAGGAGTAGCCTCAGATGGCCCGTCCCAATGTAAAGATTATCCCCAAGACGTTCCCAACGCTCGACAGCGATGCCATCGTCCGCGGTGACATCGCGTTCACCCAGGTTGTCCCCGGCGCTACCCAGCAGTTTATAATCGGGCGCCTCGGTGGCGGTCAGGAGATCATCGCCTGCAAGCTTAAGATAGTCACGGCGTTCGTCGGCCTGACCACGGCAACCTGCGCGCTCGGCACGGTCCCGATCCTGACCACGGGGGTGCGCACATTCAGCCCGACCATGATCGCGGCCACCGATGTCACCGCACTGAGCGCGGTGCTTACGCTCGCCGCGGCCGGCGGCGCGCTCGACACCTCGGGGGCGGTCGCCAGCAATCCGACCGGCGAGTACGACATCGTCATGCAGGTGGTGTCGACCGGTGCCGGGCCGGCCACTGCCGGGCGCGTGCGCGCGATCGTCGATACCGTCAGCTTCCCAGGCCCAGGCGGCGGCGGAGTGCCCCCGTTCTCGCAGTGAGGCATCCATGACGGCAAAGAACGTCACCTGGCTGGGCGAGGACCAAGGCACCTCGCCCGGCCCCAGCTTTAACATCTGGGGCCAGGCCATCTCCGGCACGATGACGTGCTATTTCAAGTTCGACAAGGGCGTGCCGGTTCTGATCGATGACGAGGCCGGCACGCTGGCGCAGCGTCAGCTCGCCGAGCACATCCTGGCGCAGGCCGGTGGCAACCGCTTCTTCACGGTCGAGGATCCGGAACCGGAGGAGCCCCCACCCGATCCCGAGGAACCGCCGCCGGAGGATGATGACGAAACGACGCCGCGCGCCCATCGAGCAGCGCATCCCGCAAAGCGCAAACGATGAGGGCGGCGCATGGAGGTCTACGGCAATCGCAATGAACTGATAATTCGTGCGCTCGAAGAATTGAAGGTGGTTGCCTACGGGCAGCCACCATCGTCCTCGGAATACGAGGGCACCGATGTGCGTATCGACATGATCCTGGCGGAGCTCGCCTCCAGGAACATTGCCACCGTCTACGTCCCATCCGATCCGAACGAGGCCACCATCCCGATCGAGGTGATGCACCCGCTGTCGCAGGTGGTCGCCCGTCATGTCGCCAACGTGTACTCGATCGGGGTCGAGGAGGTCTCCCAGCTGTTCCCGCCCGAGGGCGATCCGCTCTCGCCCGAGAACCGGCTGCGTGCGGTGATCCGCTCGCGCCCGACCTACGCCAACGCCGTGCCGGACTACTTCGTGTTACCATTCCTGATCGCGCTGATATTTGGAGGCTGAAATGGATCAGGAGGAAGCTAGCACCCGCTGGAATTACGAGCCGGAAACCGGGTTGATCCGATGGCGCATCCGTACCTATGGCCGTGGTGGCGTGATCAATCCAGGGGATGTGGCCGGAACTACCAATGTTGTCGGATATGTTGTCGTCAATCGATTGGGCAAGTTGTACACGGCGCATCGTCTTGCATGGCTGATGATGACCGGCCGATGGCCGACAGAGATCGATCATGTAAATGGAAACCGGACGGATAATCGCTGGACCAATCTGCGTGAGGTAACGCGAACGCAGAACAATTTAAATCGAAGGGTGAGGGGATACACGTTGAGCCGCGGCGGCAAGTTCGTGGCTCAACTCAAAGTTAATCGGGTCAAGCGGTATCTGGGAACATTCGATACGGCAGAGGAGGCGCGTGCCGCACATGCTGCAGCTCGCGCAGCCGCTTTCTGATGACGGCGATCGAATTTTCGACCGGCAGCTTTCCCGGGCAGATCCCGCAGGAGGGCGCCGGCCGTCTGATCAATGCCATCACCGAGAAGATGGGCGACGACGCCATCAAATACGTGCGCTCCCCTGGCGTGGTGCGCTGGGCCACGCCGCCGCCGGCGGACGGTGCGACCAATTTCCGCGGCGGTGCCTACCTCGGCAATGTCTTGTGGGTTGCCTACAGCAACCTGCTCTATCAGGGCACCGAGCCGGCCGGCGGCCTCCTGACCAGGGTGCCGGACGCTGGGAGCATCTTCGTCGGCACCGACCCGATGTTCTTTGCGCAGAACATGCGGGCCACGGCTGGCGGTCCCGACGTCATTGCGGCCCAGGCCGGTGGCGGCGCCTACGTGCTCACGCCCACCGCAGTCACCGTACACCCTGACACCGGCGGCAACCTGCCAGTCGCCCAGGTGGTCGATGTCACGTTCGGCCTCGGCTTCTTTTTCTACGGCATCGCGGACGGGCGCGTGTTTGCTTCTGGGCTGAATTCTACCAGCGTGGCGGCGACTGATTTCACCACAGCCAACACCAAGCCGGACGGGCTCTACCGCGTGATCTGGTTTGGGCAGCAGCTCTATATCTGTGGCCCCGACAGCATCGAGGTCTGGGGTCAGCCGATCAATGCCCTCGACTTCCCGCTCAACCTGGTGACCACGGTCCCGCGCGGCATCGTCGGCCCGCGCGCCATCACCGGGTTCGAGAATGGCTTCGACCTCGGGCTGGTGTTCTGCTCCAAGAACAATCAGATCATGCGGCTCAACGGCTACCAGCCGGAGCGCATCAGCGTGCCCGACCTGGAGCGCCGCATCGCGCTGATCGCCGACAACAGCACGATCGAGCTGACCTCTTTCAACGTCGGCGGCCACATGTTTCTGAAAGTGAAATCGCCGGCCTGGTGCTGGATCTACGACTTCTCGACGCAGACCTGGCACGAGCGTGTGAGCTGGCTCTCGCTCACCTCGCGCTTGAAGCAGGCCTGGTTTGCCTTCGGGAATGTCTGGTTATGTGGCGACGAGAACAGCGCCGACATCGGCCTGATTACCGGCCAGCAGTTCGACGAGTTCAACATGCCGCTGACATGGTGGCTCGACAGCAAGCCGGTGGCTGCCTTTCCTTCCCGGATCGTGGTCGGGCCGGCGCATTTCGGGTTCGCGCCCGGCACCGGCAATACCAACATGCCGATCCGCTCGATCACCGCGGTCACCCAGGCGACGCCGCCGCCCACCCCGCTCGTGTTCACCACGCGCGAGCTGCACAATCTCAGCGTCGGCGACACGGTGTATTTCATGGGGCTCGCCGGCCTCATTGCAGCCTCTGGCTCGGGTGCAT